TTGTCTGTATATCCTTATGCAAAAACCATTTTTACACAGATTACAGGTGTTGGAAACAAGATTGTGAACTGTGTATGCTTATTTGCTTTGCATCAATTAGAAGCTTGTCCTATTGACACACATATGCAACAAATAATTGACAATGTATATAAAGGGATTATGCCTGAATGGATGATTAGTGATAAAGCTGGAATCCTTCAACAGTATGCCTTTTATTATAAGAAAAATAATTTTATAAAAAAAGCGAGGTATGTATGAAAAAGTATTTTATTTTTGCTCTTATGGGGATTGGAATTGGATGCGGTTGTTATCTATCTGTTTCAGCAATGCAAACTTCTGAAATGAATAAATCAAAAGTGGTTGAAACAGCGGTTGAACCAATTGTTATTGAAACTGTTAAAACAACAGTTGATGCACAATTGTCTTTACAAAATAGTGAAAAAATAGTGAAATCGCCTGTAGAAATTACTTCAGAAGAAACTGAAGTAATTGAATCTGAACCGATTTGTGAAACACCAGCTCCATCTTATGATGAAGAAGAATTATATATTTTGTCACACTTAATCGAAGGAGAAGCTGGTGGTAATTCATGGGAGCTTAAAATAGGAGTGGGTTCTGTTGTTCTTAATAGGGTAGCAGATAGCAGATTTCCTAACACAATTGCAGATGTAGTATTTCAAAGTGGTCAGTATGCTTGCACTTGGGATGGTAATTATGACAAAGAACCATGTGAAGAATCTGTAGAAGCAGCCAAATATCTTTTAACCAATGGAAGCCAAATGCCTTCTTATGTTATTTTTCAGGCTGAATTTAAACAGGGAAATGGTGTTTACGACTATTTTGAAAATACATATTTCTGTTATCAGGAGGATTAAGTATGAATTTGATTGAAAAGAATGAAAGAATTAAAGAGCTGATTGAAGTGCTTAATAAGTATAGAGATGCCTATTATAATCAGTCAGACTCACTTGTGTCAGACTATGAATATGATTGTCTGTTTGATGAATTACAAAGACTAGAAGAAGAAACAGGAACTATACTTTCTAATTCACCTACTCAAACTGTAGGATACGAAGTAAAGAGCGAATTAAGAAAAGTAGAACATAACCATCCAATGTTATCATTAGATAAGACGAAGGCTGTGAGTGATTTAGTTAAATTCCAGAATGGTAAAGATATGGTTTTAATGTGTAAAATGGATGGACTTACTATTTCTCTTAGATATTTGAATGGCGAATTGGTATCAGCAGAAACTAGGGGAAATGGTGAAATTGGAGAAGATGTTTTACATAATGTTAAGACATTTAAAAATGTTCCTTTGAAAATTAACACCAAACAGGAAGTAATTATTGATGGAGAAGCTATTATTACATATAAAGATTTCAATGAAATTAATGAATCACTTCCTGAAGGAGAAAAATATAAAAATCCAAGAAATTTAGCTGCTGGTTCTGTTAGACAGCTTGACAGTTCAATTGCAGCTCAGAGAAATTTAAAATTCATTGCATGGAAATTTGTAAAAGGTTCAACCGAAAATGATTTCTACAATCGTCTTATGGAAATGCAGAAGCTTGGATTTGAGGTTGTTTTAAAAACCTTTGTTCCAGTATATTCAGACCCTATGTTTGGTATTGAGAACGACATTGAATTATTAAAACAATCAGCAGAAGAGTTAGGCTATCCGATTGATGGAATGGTATTAGGATATAAAGATATTGCGTATGGTGATTCATTAGGAGCAACAGGACATCATTTGCGTAGCCAAATGGCTTTTAAGTTTTATGATGAAGAAGTAGAAACCAAATTAAAAGCTATTGATTGGACAATGGGAAAGACTGGTGTACTTACCCCTACAGCGGTATTTGAGCCTGTAGAACTTGAAGGAACTACAGTAGAACGTGCTTCTCTTCATAATGTATCTATTATGAAAGAATTGCAATTAAACATTGGAGATACAATCACTGTATATAAAGCCAATCAAATAATTCCACAAGTAAAAGAAAATCTAACGAAACATGGAAAAGCAAAGGTTGTTATTCCTAAGAAATGCCCTATTTGTGGTGGTAGCACTATTCTTATGAAAGAAAATGATTCAGAAGTTTTAATGTGTGAAAATGCAGATTGTAAAGGAAAACTGCTTGGTAAATTATCTCATGCAGTTAGTAGAAATGCTTTAAATATTGATGGTATGTCAGAAGCTACAATTCAAAAATTTATTGACCTTGGATGGTTGACTAGCATTAAAGACGTTTATCATTTGATTGACCATAAAACAGAAATGGAATCCTTAGATGGTTTCGGCAAAAAATCTATTGAAAAAATGTTATCGGCAATAGAAGCAAGTCGAAATACATCTCTTGAAAGATTTATTTATGCCTTATGTATTCCGTTAATTGGTAAATCTGCAAGTAAAGCAATTGCCAAATATTTTAATTATGATTATGAAGCATTTATGGCAGCATGGTTTGATAGAACTTTTGCATGGACAGAATTAGATGATTTTGGTCTATCATCACATATTTCTATGTCAAGTTTTTATGTAAATAATGAAGCCATGATTAAAGCATTAGCATCTGAGTTTACATTTGAAAAGCCAGTAATCAAACAAAATACCGATATTGATTTATCAGGAAAGACGTTTGTAATAACTGGTAGCTTAGAATATTTTGCAAACAGAGATGAAGCAAAAGAAAAGATAGAAGCTCTTGGTGGAAAGGTAGCTGGGTCGGTATCAAAGAAAACAAATTATCTTGTCAATAATGATATTAACTCAACATCTAGTAAGAACAAAAAGGCAAAAGAATTAAATATACCTATTATTACTGAAAAGAATTTAAAAGAAATGTTGGGTGAATAGTTCCTAAAATCAAGGTAATTCTCGTATAATAATAGTGGGCGAAATTATTTTTTATATATAACTATTAAGGTTATACACAAAATACAAAGCCAGAAAGTGAGGATAACAAATGTATGGTTAGAGCAGTAATCAAACGTGACGGAAGAGAAAATTCTTTCAATTCCGAAAAAATCTATGTAGCAGTTATGAAGGCTTTTAATGAAAGAGAGAAAAAAGATGGCAATGCAATTCCTGAAAAAGAGGATATTGCAAAACAAATTGCTAAAGAGATTTCTGAATCGTCAAAAGATAAAATGACTGTCGAAGAGATTCAGGACATTGTAGAAACCAAGTTAATGAAAAGTTCCAGACCAGAAGTTGCAAAAGATTATATTCTCTATAGGGATAAGCGAACAGTGGTTCGTGACAGAAAAAACAAATTAGTTCAAAAAGTAATGATAAGAGCTAAATCTCAAATCAATGAACATTCAAATGCAAATGTTGACGAAGAGAGTTTTTCTGGAAGAGAGAAAGAAGCATCTGCGGATATTGGAAAAACTATCGCACTTGAATATGAGGGGCTGTCTAAAGAAGTAGCAGAAGCTCATAAGATTATGTTGATTTATCAACATGACCTTGAAAAAGCAATTTATGGGGTACACAATTGTTTGAATTTATATTTTCAATATATTTTTAAACATGGATTTAAAACCAGAAATGGTGATGTAAGACCTCCTAAATCATTTAGTACAGCTTGTCAACTTGTTGCAGTTGCTTTCCAATGTCAAAGTCAGGTGCAGTTTGGCGGTGTTGGAACGATTCATCTCGATTATGATTTAGCACCTTTCGTAAGAATGAGTTTTTCGAAACATTTTAAAGAAGGTTTAAAGTGGGTTGAGCATGAATCAGAAGAATATATTAATCATGTACCAGATTCAATTGGAATTGAGGACGAAGAAGCTAAGTATCATACGGAAGCATATAAATATGCTATGGAAATGCTAGAAAAGGAAGGTTCTCAATCAGCTCAGGGTTTATATCATAATCTCAATACATTGGAATCACGACAGGGTTCACAAGTTCCATTTACATCTATCAATCTTGGAAGAGATACAACACCTGAAGGTAGAATAGTAACAAGATGGATGTTAGAAGCAAGTATTGATGGTATTGGCAAATTCCATTTAACAAGTATTTTTCCAATTTCTATTTTTCAGTATAAAGTTGGTTGTAATGCAAATAAAGAAGATGCCAATTATGATTTAAAACAACTTGCATTAGAATCTATGAGTAAAAGAATCTATCCAAACTGGTGTAATTGTGATTGGTCGCAAGCTCATGAAGATGAAGATAACCCAGATACCTATTTTAGTACGATGGGATGCAGAACACTCGTTGGTTATGATAGACATGGACTTGGTTATATCAGACAGGGAAGAGGGAACAATGTACCAAATACAATTATTCTTCCGAAACTTGGAATTGAGTTTGGTACTTGTTTAGGAAAACGTACAGAACCAGACCTTAAAGGATTTTGGGATGCTTTTGAAGAAACTCTTAAACTTTGTGAAAAGGGGTTACTTGAAAGATTTGAAATCATGATTGAACAATCACCTAAAGCTGCACCTTTTATGTATCAGAATAATACTATTCAAGACGCACATGAATGTAAAGAAAGTGTTTACAACGCTTTGAAACATAATACACTTGCCATTGGATATATTGGTGTAGCTGAAATGTGTGTTGCATTGTTTGGCAAGAATCACGCAGAGGATAAAAAGGTACATGAATTTGCATTATCTGTTGTCAAACGTATTAATGAGTTCGCAGCAGAAGCTTCAGAAAGAAATGATTTGAATTTTTCTTGTTATGCCACTCCAGCAGAAGGCTTGTGCAGAACTGCATTGAAAGCACTAAGAGAACAGTATGGTGTGATTGAAAATGTAACTTCTCATGATTTCATCACAAATTCACATCATGTTCCAGTATATCAGAAGATTTCCATTTACGATAAATTACGTGTTGAAGCTCCGTTTTGTAAATATCCCACAGGAGGATGTATTACTTATATTGAGCTTGATAGTACATTCGTAAAGAATCTTAAAGCGGTTGAAGATATTATTGATTATGCTTTCAAGGTGTTGGATATTCCGTACTTAGCATTTAATTTCCCGATTGATAGTTGTCTTGATTGTGGTTATCAGGGTGAGTTCAATGACTGCTGCCCGATGTGTCATAGTAGGCATATTCAACAGCTTAGAAGAGTTACAGGGTATTTAACAACAGATTGGCACAATTTCAATGATGGAAAACAGGCAGAAGTTCAAGAGCGTGTAAAACATAGTGCTTATCAGGATTCAAAGGATATTGTTGAATGGTAAGACTTGCTGGTTTTGACTGGGAATCTTTTGCAGATGCAGAAGGGGTTTCATGTGTATTGTTTATCAGTGGTTGCCTTCATAATTGTGAAGGTTGCCACTCACCTCAAACGCATGATTTCAAATATGGAATAGAAATTACTGATAAAGTAATTGAACATATAAATTCCGAAATTGATAAAAGACCTTTCCTGAGTGCATTGGTGTTATCTGGTGGTGACCCAATGTATTCTGCAAAAGAATTAATATCCATCCTTTCAAAAATCCATATACCAAACAATAATATTTGGTGTTATTCAGGGTTCACGCTCAAAGAAATTCAATCTAATCCTGAGATGTCTGCATTACTTAATCTGTGTACACATTTAGTGGATGGTCAATTTCAAATTGACAAAAGAGATATAACACTAAATTTCAGAGGAAGTAGTAATCAAAATGTTTGGAAGAAAGAAAATAATATATGGGTGAAACAATATGGGGAAGATGATTAACACAGACGAATGTGAGAAATGTAAGCATGGAACTATAGACGATTCTAACAAAGCAAGAGTTATGGTAATATGCAAAATCAAAAACAAAAAATACTATTATGGTCAATGTATTCCTTGTGAATATATGGAAAGGAAAAATAAGAATGAAGAGAATTGCGAAATTTGAAAAGGTATCTTTTGAGGAATTTATGAAAGCCATTGAGGACATTTATCCTGATTGGGATGAAAATTATATCAGAAGAGTATATGACGATATTGTTCTTCCTAAAAGAGCTACAAGTGGTAGTGCTGGATATGATTTCTTTATGCCTTATAGTGCAACATTATTCCCAAATGATACTATCAAAGTTCCTACAGGTATTCGTTGTAAGATGGATGAGGGATGGGTATTGAAAGCTTATCCTCGCAGCGGTCATGGATTTAAGTTTGGAGTTCGTCTGGCTAATACAGTCGGCATTATTGATTCTGATTATTATTATTCAGATAATGAAGGACATATGTTTATGAAACTTGTCAATAGTGACCCTGTATTATCCAAACCAATTGAATTAAAAGAAGGAACAGCTTTTTGTCAGGGAATCTTCTCAGAATATGGAATTACAGTAGACGATGAAGCTACAGCAGTTCGAAATGGTGGATTTGGAAGTACAAGTAAGTAAAACAAAAAGTTACTGATAATTTAGGCACAATATATAGTATTACATCAAACAATATATTCTATATGTTGTGCCTATTTGCACATAAAATCCAGATTTTATGAGGTGAGTGATGAATATTCTTGAAAATATAGCAAGAAATATCTGTAAAATGGCATGGTATAACATTATTGAAATAGTGTTGTTATTTGCAATTTTAATGGTAGAAATTTTTAAGTAAAACAGGAGGATAAATGTATGAATATATTAGCAATGCATAATGACCATATCAAGAAATCAAAACTAGAAAGAGAATATGGTTGTGTTTGTAATAAATGCGGTACAGTATTTATTTTTAAAAGGTCTGAAGCTTGTATTCCAAGATGTCCTAATCCAAGCCCTAGTCAATGTACAGTTAGATGTCCAAACTCTAGTTGCCAAAATATTATGACATTGGCTCTGTGTAAGGAATTTAAAACTCTTAAAGATAAAGACCAGTTCAAATATACATACGATGAATAAAGGTGGTGAGTAAATGAGGTGGTTAAAAGAAAAGATTAAACAGTGGTTAATAAAAGAAGTATTAAAGGAAGAGATTCAGAAATTAAATCAGGCACAGGCTTGTTACAACAGAGCAAGCTGCTTATGTGAGGAGTCTCTTGAAAACAATAGAGAGATGCAAAAAATGTTCAATGAGATTACCGATGTAGCAGTAGATGTTGGTTTTACAAATAAAGAACATTCGTGGGCGGTTGTGTGTATCACTGGTAGACCTGAATATGTAAAATTCATTCCTTTAAGCGGTGCAGATGCTAGAACAGTTATTGATTTCTTAAAGCATTTTCAATATTCAAAACGTATTGTTGATAGTCCATTAGGATTTAGACATATGTTGGATGGTTATTTTTATGAAGGAAGGAAAAGGAATGGCTCAATATGATAATAGTATTTGGAAAGATATAAATGGAACTGTTCGAAAAATCAGAGAAATGGACACAATGCACTTATGTTTTGTAGCCAAACAATGTGAATGTAGTAAAAACAAAGGATTGATTATAAACAAACTTCCTGAAATAAGAAAAGAATTGAAAAGAAGAATTTTTCTTAATGAATTTTCTGAAGAAGATTTTCATTTTCATATAAACGGAATACGTTTGGGATTATATTGTTTTTATCCTGACGAGGAAGAAACTGGATTAGAAGGATATTATATGGATTTATTGAATCATTATCCAATATTTTACCCTCCCGAAATGATTTTTGGATAGGAGGTATATTTGTGAAATCCAAAGAAGAATCAATAAATTTAATAAGTAATTGCTTCAAAGAATTTCCATTAGAATATCAAAATAGCGAACTGCTTATTATATGTTTTTACGACAATAAAATACATAATATAAGATATAACCCTAAAACAAAAGAAATATCAGAACCTTTACCAGATGTAGATATGTTATATATTATGCCAGAACCAAAAGATAAACCTATAACAATAAAGTTTGAAGAATAAGGAGGTATCATTTTATGAACACAGAGAACAAATCATCTGTTCTTGTCATTAAAGACAGAGGAACAGGGAAAAGCACACAGTTGGTCTATACCAGTGCAGTAACACAGTATCCAATTATTGTACAACGCAGAACCTCAATTATGCATTTGATGGATTTGGCAAATGAGCTTGGAGTAGTTATTCCTACACCTATGACAGTAGATGATTATAAAGCCAGAGGAAGAATCCGTGAAAACCATATTCTTATTGATGAAGGTTATGATTTAATTGGTGAAGCTCTTGATGCTTATATGGGTACTCATGTAGTAGCAGTTACTTTATCAGATAAAATAAAGGAAATGGATAGTATTAGAAGGAGAGTATAATGGCAAATCATTATTTAATGAAATATAAAGGTATATACAGAATCCTTCCTGAGTTAGACCAAAACACACATGATATTCCTAGAGATAGAAGAGGAGAAATCATGGATGGATATGATGATATTTACATTGCTTGCCAGAATGGAAATAAGATTTATACATACGGTCATATGAATGGCAATTCCAAAGTGGTCTGGTTGACAGCTTATATTCCTTCTATTGGTAGAGGTAGAAACATCAAGAAGGTGTTAGATGAGCAGCAGATTGAATATATCGAATATAGAGAATCTGATGTAGAAGTCGAATTTAGATTTAAAGCAAAGGATATTGATACAATTGCCATTCTTTTAAAGGCAAAAACCAGCGGAGCAAACATAAGTCCATTTAGTGTCAAGAATCTTCCAAAGGCAAAAAATGTAGAAATACCTTCAGAAGAAATTGAACGATACAGAGCTATTTCAGCTCAGGTTGATAAATCTGATTTACTTATTATCCATAAGATTACCACTTCCTTTTTAACTGCTGTGCTTGAAAAGAAGTGTAAGAAAAAAGACAAATCGTTTGATGTTAAATCAGATATGAAAAAGTGCCTGATGAGTAGACAGATAAAAGAATATATCTGGACAAAAGGATTCTGGGATGAATTTCTTTCTTATTTTGAGAAAGAAATTAAAAAATACCATAGTAATTAAGGTTATACACTGAAAGGAGAATATGATATGTTAAACAACAATATAGTACAACATCAGAGAGAGAGAGAGAGAGAGAGAGAGAGAGAGAGGACATTTTGCAAGCTGCTTAATGGTAATTGCTTAGAATTATTAAAGAAAATACCTGATTCAAGTATTGATATGATTGCTACTGACCCACCTTATTTAATATCAACAACCAATGGCGGTGGAACTGTCAATACTATTAAGAAGCTTAATAAATCACTCCAAGATTTAAAAACTGTAGATATTACTCAAGGATATGATATTGAACTATTTGGTCAGGAATTTATTAGAGTGATGAAAGAAATTAATATATATTTTTGGTGTAATAAAATGCAAATTTACGACTATCTGAAATTTTATGTAGGAAAGCATAAATGTAAATTTGATATTATATGTTGGCATAAAACAAATGCATTACCAACATATTCCAATAAATATTTGAGTGATACAGAATATCTATTATACTTCAGAAAAGGTAAAGGAAAATGTTTTCCTCAATCTTATGAAGATGCAAAAACATATTATATTGCTCCAATAAACCATAAAGATAAAAAACTTTATGGACATCCAACAATAAAACCGTTGGATATTACTGAAAAAATAATAAGAAATAGTTCGCAAGAACAGCACCTAATTTTAGACCCATTCATGGGAAGCGGAACTACAGGTATTGCCTGTAAACATCTTAATAGAAATTTTATAGGTATGGAATTAGATGAAAACTATTTCAATATAGCAAAAGAAAGGATAAATAATGAAATACACAAAACCAGTTGTAACAATTGAAGAAGAGAACAGACTTACGTTTGAAGATACATTAAATGATTATTTGAAACATGAATATTCTATTGAATCATCTTCTTGTAATTGTAAAACATGGAAAGCAATTTTGATTAAAAATACTCCGAAAGGAAGTGAGAAGTAATGAACACAAATATTTTTATACCAACTAAAATTAATGTAGGATTTCAGGAACGCAAAGATACCTATACAGGAAAGTTGGCATATGTAATTTACTTTGATGAAAAAGGTAAATTACGAAAAGAAACCTCATGGCAAGGCTGGAGAGATGAAAATATTCCAAATGAAATCTATGATAATGAGCCAATGGAAGGATTTGTATTAAATAAGAAGGTTGGTGGAGATAGATATGGTTGGAATCCTAGACAGACATACACCAGAGTATATGACCCTAGAGGGTTTGAGTTTGAAATTACAATTCCAAATCTGTTGTGGATTTTAGAAAATTGCAACTGTATCAAAGGTAAAGGACTTGAAGGTGAATTTGTTTATGGTTGGGATGGCAAAGAATTAGTTCTTGTACCTGTAGAATCTTCAGACTATAAAGAAATTCAGGAAAAGAACAAAGTCATTCATAACAATACATTTATTAAAGCAAGAGATTTGATAATTGGTGCTACATATGAAGATTTGAATGGTAATCAATATGTATATATGGGAAAATCAAAGCCTTGGAAAAATCAGTCAAATTATTATTACCATGAAAGTCATGGTTACTATTATAGTAACAATAGAAAAGAAGGATATGAATATCCACTTGATGATACATGGTTAATCAGCAAATGTCGAAGTAGTTATTATAATAAAAACCTTACTTACTATAGAAGTATTCAAGAAGAAAAGAATGAATTTTTCTTTATTCTTCTTGGAAATCCTAATGCTGAATATAGTTGGTATAGAGAAAATAGAGTAACACATATGAAAGCAATCACAAGAAAGTTCACCCATATGGTTCTTGAAAAAAGACCAGATTATCCAGATATGGTTAATCTGTTATATAGCAATGCTGAATATTGTCAAGAAGATTTTGAAGCAGATAAGCTTATTGATTTACCATACGATATATTTGTTGCTATGGCAGATGCAACAATAGTTAAATCTTTTGAAAGAGATTATAACTATTCTTTTAAAGTAGGAATAGAAAAAGATGGATTACTTAATAGTAAAGAAATCTTATATTCAAGAGAAAATAAGAAATGGTACATTCACGAAACCGTTTATGAATCTTATGAGGAGAAAAAATGGTGTTCAAATGAAACAGTAACAAAGACAAGAGAAAAAACAGTTAAAAAATATTTTGATACTATCGAAGAGTGTTATAAATATGTGCATCCTGTATATGGAGAGCATTATTTAAAAAATGGATATTTAGAAAAGAGGTATTATTATGGCACAGAAAAATGATGAAAGAATTATGGAACTGAAGAAAACTATCGAGAACAAAAGAAAAGAGCTTGCATCTAAACCAACAAGATTCAATCCAGTAACTAACTGTTTATTGGTATTGGATAAAGTTACTTATAATTTGCACGTAGATTCCGATGAAATGTTATTGATTAAACTGAATAGTATTGCATTATCCGCAAAGGATTTAGGAATTTCTACTGCTACATTAAAGATTTCTGGAAGCTCTTTAGATGATTGGATTGCAGACGTAAAAGCTTATCTTGAAGTTAAAAGCTATAAATCTGAAAAGAAAAAACTGGATATGTTAGAAAAGCAGCTTACAGCTTTATTATCTGACGATAAGCAGACAGAACTTCAGATTGATAATCTGGCAGCTATGTTAGAGTAAAACAGCAAACTATTAAGGTTATATGCTAGAGAGGGTTAAATATGAATATTGAACAGATTAAAGAAAAATTGAAATCAGAAGAATATGATTTTCTTAGAACAGACCCACATTTAGGAAATAATATTATCCTGTTAGGATTAGGCGGTTCTCATGCCTATGGTACGAATATTGAAACATCCGACTTAGATGTTCGTGGTTGTGCAATAAATAGCAAAATTGAAATTTTAACAAATGTGAATTTTGAACAGTGCTGCAACGAAGCTACAGATACAACTATTTATTCACTTAATAAACTTATTCATTTATTGAGTAATTGCAACCCAAATACAATTGAATTACTTGGACTTAAACCCGAACATTATTTATATGTTTCTCCAATTGGTCAGGAACTTTTGGATAATAAAGATTTGTTCCTGTCCAAAAGAGTAATTCAATCATTTGGTGGTTATGTATATAGTCAGTTACGAAGATTGGACAACAAAGCAGCAAGACTTGTAGGACAGTCTGAGAGAGAGAAGCATATCCTTAACAGTATTCGAAATGCTTCATATGACTTTAAAAATAAGTATTTTCCATTTGATGAAGATTCAATAAAGCTTTATATTGATAAATCTCATCAAGAAGAAATGGATACTGAGATTTATATGGATGTAACACTTTCTCATTATCCACTTAGAGATTATAAATCAATGTGGAGCGAAATGAATAACATTGTAAAAGACTATGCCAAAATAGGAAAACGAAATAAAAATGCTATTGAGCATGGTAAATTGGCAAAACACATGATGCATTTAATCAGGCTTTATCTTATGGTGATAGATATTCTTGAGAAGAAAGAAATTATTACTTATAGAGAAAACGACCATGACTTTTTAATGGAAATCAGAAATGGTAAATATCTTGATGTCAACCGTCAGCCTACCGAAGAGTTCTTTTCTATTGTAGAAAATCTTCAGAAACGATTCGAATATGCAAAACAAAATACGGATTTACCAGACAATCCTGATTATAAACGCATCAATGAATTTATGGCAAGTGTAAATGAAAGAGTAGTAAGAGGTGAAATTTAATGGCACTAATAGGAGCAATTATTGGAGATATTATTGGAAGTCGATTTGAATTTCCAGACCAAAGACCAGAAACATTAGATTGGGAACATTGTCCACTTTTCAATGGTTACTTGAATGAATTTACCGATGATACTGTATTGGCTATTGCGACTAAATATGCAATTGACCATTATAAAGGTAATTTTGGAAAAGCCTATAAAGAATTTGGTAGAAAATTTCCTGATGTGGGATATGGTGATATGTTCTTTAAATGGTTGAACAATAAAATCACTGATTATAAATCAACTGGAAATGGTTCAGCTATGAGAGTTGCATATATAGGAGATATAGTACACGACATTAATTCTGTTATAGCATTGTCCAAAAGTTCTGCAATATGCACACATAATACAGAAGGTGGTATTACAGGAGCTTGTATGACTGCATCTGCTATTGCAATGGCAAATTCAGGATATAGTAAAAATGATATTCTGAATATTTGTCAACTGACTTACAAAGGGAAATTGTATGATGGTACACAAACAATGGAAGAACTTCGAAAATCATATGTTTGGAGTGACAGATGTGAATTAACTGTACCAGTAGCAATTCAGTGTTTTGTTGAAAGTTATGATTATGAGAGCTGTATGAGAAACTGTCTAAGTTTACATTGCGATATGGATACTATGTGTTGTATATCGGGAGGTATTGCAGAAGCTTATTATAAAACAACAGGATTGGACGATAAGAAAATTCTCAAAACATATTTACCACCATATTTATACAAGTGTATTGAGGATATTGTTGAAAAAGAGGAGAAAACAGATGATTGCAAGTGATAGAGGATATATGACATTTAATAATGCCATGATTCCTGAAGGAGCAAAATACCTCATCTATATTCTTACAAAATATGGAAGATTTCAGGCTTATTTGGTTGGTGGTTGTGTGAGGGATATGTGTATGAATCGTATCCCTCATGACTGGGATATTACCACAAATGCTACACCAAACGAAATGATTTCTATTATAGAAACTATTTGTAAAAGAGATGAGAGAAATATTCAGATTGTTCCAACAGGATTAAAACATGGAACAGTTACTTTTGTACTTGATGGTGAAGGATATGAAATAACAACCTTTAGAAATGATGGTGAATATTCCGATAATCGTAGACCAAACGAAGTAACATTTACAAACAATCTTCTTGAAGATTTATCCAGAAGAGACTTTACAATCAATACAATTACATACAACCAATATATCGGATTTCAGGATTTTTATGATGGAATAAAAGATATAAGAAATAAAGTAATTTGTTGTGTTGGAAATCCCCAAGAGAGATTTAAAGAAGATGGTTTGAGAATACTTAGAGCCATAAGATTTGCAGCTCAATTAAAATTTATAATTGAAGAAAATACATCTCAGGCAATACATAGTGAAAGGGAATTACTTGATAATATTTCTCAGGAACGTATTTCACAGGAATTGTCAAAAATTCTTATGAGTGAGAATTGTGGCAATGAAGTATTAAGAGAATATGCGGATGTAATTTATCAGATAATTCCTGAGATTAAGCCTATGATTGGCTTTAAACAAAATAATCCATATCATTTATATGATGTCTGGGAACATACATTACATTGCATGGATGATGTTACTTCAGATACAGATTTAATTACCAGACTGGCTATTTTCCTTCATGACATAGGAAAGCCAAACAATTATGTTGAAGATGAAAATGGCATTGGTCATTTTTATGGTCACGCACATTCATCATATGCTATTGCTCAAGAAGTTTTAAAAAGACTTCGCTATAGCAATGATATTGTTGAATCAGTATCACAATTAATTGATTGTCATGATGTTACTTTAACTCCGACTAAAGCAGCAGTAAAAAGACTGTTGAATAAATTGGGCGAAAAGCAATTAAGAAGATTGCTTGTTTTAAGAACACATGATATTAAAGGTCAATCATCCAAAGATATAGAATTGAGACTTGAAAAGGTATATAAAGTATCAGAAATTTTAGACTGGATAGTTGAACAATCAGAATGTTTTCAATTAAAAGACCTTTCTATTAATGGTAAGGATTTAATAGAAATCGGTATTCCAGAAGGGAAGCTAATAGGTAAAATACTGAATCTTTGTTTGGCATATGTTATTGATGAAACTGTTGATAACACTAGAGAAGAATTATTCAAAGTGGCGAATATGTTATTTACCGCCAATCCAACATTATATACAGGAGGACAAACTAATGACTAAAGCAGATAGATATTTAGGACACGAAATATGCGATATTCTTTCAGAGGGATATAAAGACGTTAATCCCAGACCAAAATATGCGGATGGAACACCAGCCCATACAATTTCAATTAATCAAGTAATGAGAAAATATGATTTATCAAAAGGTGAATTTCCTATTTGCACTCTTAGACCGATGGCTTGGAAAACAGCTATTAGAGAAATCTTTGCTATTTATCAGAAACCCACAAATGATATTTCAGAAATGGAAAAGATGAATATTAACTGGTGGAAGCCGTGGGATATTGGAGATGGTACTATTGGTCAGAGATACGGTGCAACAGTAAAAAGATACGACCTTGTAAATAAACTTATCAAAGATATTGAAACAAACCCATATGGCAGAAGAAAGATTATGTCATTATGGCAAGAAACAGATTTGGCAGAAACAGAAGGTCTTGCTCCATGTGCTTTCCTTACAATGTGGAATGTTAGAGGAGAATATCTTGATATGACACTCATTCAGAGAAGTGGAGATATGCTTACTGCATCTGGAGCTGGAGGAATGAATGAAATTCAGTATGCAGCATTGCTTATGATGATTGCAAGACATACAGGATATAAAGCTGGTGTATTTTGCCATTTTGTACAGAATGAGCAGATTTATGACCGTCACGAAGAACAGGCAATAGAAATCTTTAATAGATTTAAAAAATTACTTGTTCATGAAGAAGATAAAATAATTCGTCCAGAGTTGGTGCTTAATCCAGAAAAGAATAACTTTTATGATTTTACTATTGAAGATTTTGCCTTGTTGGATTATGAACCAATCAGACCTCAGTTAAAACTTGACTTAGGCATTTAGAATTATACAAGGAGAGGAATAACATTGAAAAATACAAAATGTAATCGTTGTAATAAAGTAAACAATTACAAGAAAAAGTGTGAAAAATATAAAGCAAAATATAAAATAGCAAAATCTGGTTTATCAGACGAAGAAAGAGAAACAATTATTGAATTGATTTGCAATGAACAAATCAAACATATGATTGTGAAAAACGAATATGAATCTGATAGATATAATGCTTTAGAACAACTGAAGGCAAAAATAAGAATCGTATAGGAGGGCATATTATGATAGCAGCAGTAGTATGTGTAGATAAAAATTTTGGCATTGGTAATAAAGGAGAATTGTTGGTTAATATTCCAGAGGATATGAAATCATTCAAAAAGATTACTTCTAACGGTGCTGTAATTATGGGAAGAAAAACATGGGATTCTTTACCTAAGAAACCACTTCCTGATAGAACCAACATCATTATCACTAGAAAATGTAAGAAAAATCCAAAGGTTCAAAAAGATGGTACAATTCATTCCAATATGAAATGCATCAAAGCTTGGTTAGCTCAAAAAGATGTAATTGATAATAACAATGGTATTTATGTTATTGGTGGTGGACAGATTTATTCAGAGCTTTTAAATTCTTGTGAACGTATATATATTACTAAAGTATTTACAGAATTAGATGCAGATACATACTTCCCTAATATTGATGAGAAACCAGAATGGGAATTAACAGAAGCATCTGAGATTAAAGAGCATAAGGGAATACAGTATCAATTTTGTGTTTATGACAGATGCAATTATGTAATCACAAATACACAAACTCCTAAAAACTCTAATACTGCAAATGGATTTGATTTGGTAGTAACAGTAAAAGCTTTTAATGGATATAAAACAGTTGTTGTTCAGGTAGATAAAGATAACAAGGTAAATGTATTTGCAGATACATGGGAATATCTTCACAATGAAAAGAATCTTATGAAATTTATTGACAAAGTACAAGCATTTGAGAAGGAGAAAAACAATGGATAATGACAGTAGATTAAAAGTTGGTGATATTGTTCAACATTTCAAAAGAGAATTTTTAAGAGGTAGCTGGGTGGATTCATCCAGCAAATACCTTTATAAAATCATTGGATTTGCTCAACATTCAGAAACAAAAGAAAAGTTAGTTGTTTATCAGGCATTATATAAAGATGAAAAGTCAGGTGTCAATTTTGGATTATATGTAAGACCTTACGATATGTTTATGAGTGAAGTTGACCATTATAAATATCCAGAAATTAAACAGAAGTATAGATTTGAAATATTTCATACAAAAGAGGAGGTAAGTCAATGATTGTATTAGTCGGTGAAAGTGCCAGTGGTAAATCAAGTATTGAAAAAAATTTGGTTGACAATTATGGTTATAAAAAAATTGTATCATACACTACAAGACAACCTCGACAGGGGGAGATAGATGGTATAGATTATCATTATATTTCTGAAAGTCAATTTATCAAACTTCAAAAAGAAGGATATTTTGCAGAAGTAGGAGAGTACAATGGGTGGTATTATGGTACTGCCAAAAACGATTGCATTTCAGATAAGGTTGCTGTTGTAACACCACATGGATTAAGACAGCTTGCAAAAATTCCGAACTTAGACATTCATGCTTTTTATATTAATGTACCTCGTAGAGATAGACTGATTAAAATTCTTCAGAGAGGTGACAACATTGAAGAAGCATACAGAAGAAGTTTGTCTGATGTAGGACAATTTGATGGTATTTCAGACGAAGTAGATTACATCATCAGTAATGAAAATTATACTAAAAGCATTGACGAAATGACAAAAGAGGTATTGGCAAAATTAAGATAACCTACTTGACAACTACATGGAACGACTATATAATATAGAAAAGGTCGTTCTCTCCATATTACAGGGCAAAAGCTTTTATCCACTTTTAGGGCAAAAGTTTCAGCCAGTAAGTAATATCAAACTCACGTAAAAATGAGTATAAACTCACGTAAAAATAAGTGCAAGTTTATATCAAACTCACATAAGTAATCACATCATTTTACGTGAAAGTGTCCAAGCATAAATTAAGACCTTGGAACTTTGGAGAACGACCATAAGAGATGTAAAAGTCTCTTTAGGAATGAACTCCGAAGTTCCAAGGTCTTTTTTGTTACACAATTTGTGCAAGTCAATTTGTTTGAACTGCCTGTATGTCATTTATTACTACTTAAACACTATGTCATACACACTAAATATCAATTAAAAACAGCCCAGTAGATAATTACTACTGAGCCATTAAGGAGATTTAGTATACAAACGCAAGAAGGAAAGCAACAACTACTGATTAGTATTCTTATTGTCATTATCTTCATAAAATCGTGCTTCAAAATCAACCATACCGAATAGACGGATGTGAATTGATTGAGTGTGTTTGGAAAATGCGACTTTCCCTACTAACATAATAAGCACTATTGCAATGACAATAAAAACCAGTAATTGCAATATATCCAT